ACGTTCTTTAATAATGTAGATAGTTCCTGAAAACTCTTTTCAAAAGTCCCCTTGTAGTATTTTTTGAATGGATACTCTTTAAGAGCAAAAAAGACATACATGCGATTAATAGCACCATGGATATCAATCGGTTGCTTAAGTTCTTTATTTGCTTCTAAAATAATATCGGTGTGTTTATCGAAATCAACACGGGAAATACTCACGGCTTTTGAGGGTTTAGGGTCTTTTTCAAACGGATATTCAAAGAATGGATGTAGGATAAATTTGCTTTTCAATGAATATGTCTTTTTTAAATACTCCTGAACCGATTCGCGAATCGTTAAAATCTTAAAACGAGCCAGATGCTTTAATAAAGGTTCAGCCGCTTTTGCTTTGACTTCAGTCGGATCATGAATGACAATATAGGTTCCATCAGGGAACTTATCTAAAAACTCATAATGTGTCTTATCAATCGCTGTAATCAAGAGTTTACCCTTTATTTTTTTAAGATCTTCGATTGTAACATTTTGATAGGTAACACCGTAGCCATAGTCACGGAGTTTTGGATTTCCTTCTTTTGTATATTCAGTTGTATTACCGATTTCAAACAACGGTAGATTATATTTAAGTGCTAAATGCGCCGTAAATGAGACCCATCCTCCATAGTTGGGCCTTGCGCAATAAAAAAGCGCAATCATCCTATTTACAAGGCATATTTCAGTCCACCCATACCTGCAGCGACTTCAAACCAGTTAAGACTCTCAACATAGATTGTTAAATCATACACATAGGTTGTATTTGGAGGTAATGGATATACGTCAACTTCGACCTGGAAGTTCTTAATACGACTCGAGTTGAGTGATCCAGTCGGTTGTGTTGTAGGACTATGGAGTGAAAAGTTATACACTGGAACTTGAGTTGAAGGCAAACCATCAAGAGTTTTCCATGGCGTGATTTTTGTAAAATACTCAATCGGTTTTTCTTCCTGAATCTCATTACCGTCACATAACACACGCAGAGTCCTTAAAATACCTTGTTGACCTTGGGGAATCAGAAGACCACTTGCGGGTCCTGTCACTGTGGGTGTTGGATAATAGGGCGCAGTTGGATAGTTCCACCAGTTTGTAAAGTTTGCAAAATCATTTCGATAGGGGAGAGAATCACTACGCCGTTGAATAAACAGGAGACGTGTAACAGGATTGTGTGTATATAAATCAAGGAGTTGACGTGTATACATGCCAGGATAGTTATAAGGTGTAACTTGTGAAAAACAATAGGATAGAGGTTGCGTTGCAAAGACCTTTCGTTCTTCATCTGAAAGATATACATAGGAGCATTGTAATCGTGGATTCAAAAACCAAGTATCAAGAGAAGGCAATGCGGATCCAACATCGGTCGCAAAGTTACGCCAGGTCGCATTCGGATCATTTGCGGAGACGAACTCTGGAAGATTCATAGTAATATTGGTTGAAGGTGCTAACATTTTGTAGTTAGGATTGACACGATATCCTGAAATATCTAAGATCGTATAGAGACTTTCAATCGGATTCAAGTTGAGTTGAACTTCACAATCATGATACTGGAGACCGACAAGAGGTAATGCGAGACTTGAATCTTGTTGGAACCAAAAGTTTAATGGAACGTGGATCTCTTGACCAAAAATGGACGGGCGATTCACCTGTGCTCCCAGAGGATGAGTTGGATCAGGATACACCGATGGATATCCATTTTGTGCCGTTCCCCCAGCATAAACACCTTGAGATGAGTTTGTCAGTTCAGGAGTATCACCCACAAGAGTGCGCCATTTGCTGAAAGCCGCCGTTGGATAATCAATCAGAGCACGAGCTAAAAGGTAGGTTCCATCGACCTCTTGGATTTTCTGACCTCCTACAAAAAAGGCTGCGTTTTGTATAATGGCGGCTCCTAAATATCGAACCCATTGATACTGGTATTGGATCGATCGAGTTCCAGGATCCACATATTTGCTAAAGATATCAGGAATCGTAAATGTAAAATACATATCACTGAGTAAATCACCGATGCGTTGAATCTTTGCTCGGAGTTTAATCGGTTGAGTATAAAAGAGTTCATTCGGTCCTTCGAGTGCAACAGTCACATTTTCTTGACTATAATGACTGTATTTACGATAGGTTTTATACCAAAATGTCATATCAGGATTACCACTCAGGAGGACATTTTGTGAGCCGTAGGCGACAAGTGCTAATAGACCTCCACCTGTCATTCTTCTCTTGCTTTATAAAGAGCAAGTGAAGAGTGTTTATATTACGCTGCGATTAGGCTTGTTGAGTATAACTCTGAGTCCAGTAGGTATCTACGAGGTATGGAGGAACATCGTCTTGTTTGATATCGACCTTTGAAGATACACCCTTATTGAGGAGAGACTGAATCTCTGTAAAGCTTGCAGCATAGGCCAAATAAGTCAAGTTACTCAACATACCATTGAAAGCGCCTTGAATGCGTAGAGGGAAAGGTAATGCAGGAGTGATTTTTTCACTGAGTGTAAAGTTGAGAGGTGAGAACAAGATGACATTCTGGAAGTTCTGGTAAGGTAGTGATCCCTGGAATGGGAGTCGCTTGCTCATATTACCATTAATGTAGACCTCCATTGCGTTCTTGCGGCAGACTAAGGCAACATGGAAATACTTGCGAATCGGAATATTATCAATATCCACATATGTGAAAGGATTCTTGTAAGTATTCATGATGATCCGGAGTGAGTTCGAATCACCCTTCACAAAGACACCTGGTCCAAACAATGGCCAAGGAGTAGCATATCCTTTATGGAATACATGGTGTAAAGTATTTTGACCCGTAAAGGTGCTTGGATTAATCAACATATAGAAACTGTAGGTAAACTCAATACCTGACTTCTCATTGTCGGACCATGGGATCTGTTTGGCATCCAGATACTTACTTGAGTCCTGCTGGATAATCACCTGACCGTTAAGTGAAGCTTTGGTTGACGGTAGTAGATTTACACTCTTTCCACCAATCGCACTGAACGAAAGATAGATATACTCAAGCGTCACAAAAATGAAGAACAAGGCTACCATCATTGTAAGCACGAGAAGCACTTGTTGAAAGTAGCCACGGCCCATCAAGGTTCCAACAACTCCTTCTGACTGTGTTGCTGTGTTCGAGTCCATCTATGATTTCCACGGTTTTTTAGAAGGTTAGGTTTGCTCGGCTACTTGATAAAGCAACTGAAGGAACACGAACACTGATTTGTCCCTTGATATCAAAGAGTCCCTTAACCCAGCCGAAGAGTCCCTGTCCATTGAGATCGGAAGGTCCAGTCATGTAAATACGATAGACCTGATCAGGATTCAAGGCGTAGTTATAGCAAGAAACATCACTGAGGAAACCTTCGAAACCTCCGAAGTCGAGAAGTTTCAAGCTGACACCCTTGGGATCCACCTTGAAAAAGGATGGCAATACACAAGAGCGTGCAAGCTTACCATCCAAATAGACATCAATCGTTCGGTTATTCAAGACAATACCCACGCAAATCCAGCGTTGGAGCTCAATCTCTGGAAGATCGCAAAGAGGCAAAGCATCATCCATTAAGCCGGAAGTAAGTTGAGTTTCCTTAAACATCTTTGAAACATTCGCTGTAGATAAATCAGAGACCTTTGATCCTGCCGTAGCACTATTGGCAGTGCCCGTATGCGCACGGACAATCAACTTGTTTGTGAATGAACCAAGGCCCACAAGCAATGAAGCATAGTTTGTGCCGCGAATCTCGAGGATATGCTTGTTTGTTCCGAGTTGATCTCTAAAGCCGGTAACATAGATCCAACAACTTACACTATAATCACCACCTTCATACATTGCAGGAATCGTATACAAGGGTGGTGTAGTCTGTGTATTTCCAGGAATGGGTGTTGTGATAATGCTTGCCGCATTTAAACCAGAGTTAGCATACAAATAGTTATATAAATAATACAATGCTACAGCACCGAGCACTAAGACTGCGATACCACCAACCATCCTTGAAATGCCACCAGCCGGAACAACTCGATTGAGGGATTCCATAACGTTTCTGATGGAACTTAGGTTTTTTAGTCAGCAACTCTGGGCATTACGCATAGTCTGTGTCCCAGTCAAGCAGTGGTGATGCGGGTCTTACAGCAGGTCCTTGTAAGTTTTGTAAACATTTTCCACTTTGACAGATAGAGAGTTTGCTCAATAGATCCATATCCGCAGTAAGAAGTGGTTTTCCATTTGTATCCGAGTAAGTCTTATAGTTCTTAGTGACTTCTGAGGCCGTAACTCTATTTTTATAGACATTTACATAGGCAACTTTACCATTTAAAAGTGAATCTCCTGCAATAATGGGTCCAACTGAAGATTTCACATCAGGCATATATTGTGTTCGCTTTGACAAGACTAAATGTGTATTGTAATAAACATCAAAACGACGACCTTCACGTGCTACAGTAATCATCGTCCATCGTTGAAGTTCAATATTCGGTAGGACTAGAGTTTCTTCAACTGTTTCTGAATCATTTGAGTTGGCCTTTCTTCGAATCGTTCGAACCACCAGTTGAGCCGAAGCACCTTTTTGACGAGATGCATCGGGTGCCGCAACGATTTCCATACGTATAACATTGCTCAAGTTCAATAGATTTATAAAGCCAGTATGCTTACAGGGTGAACAGTTACCTCCTTCACATGCACAAATAGAATAGCGACCCGTGTTACACTCTGCCTCTCCTTTATTAGGATTACTTGAATCACTACATAGACTCATTTGACCGGTGCGTTGTAATGCTAAAGGATAGACAAAGGCTTGAAAGGAACCCGTATTGGTTTCCTGTAACATCGATTGAACATCAGAGGCTTTACCTACCTCAGGTTTTTGCTCGAGATCTAAAGGTCCCGTCACTAATGCTGACACAGGCCCTTTGAGCCACGATTTTGGTACTAGAAAAAAGACCAAAAGCAGGGCTGTTATAAAACCAAGGATATACTCCCACATTCTACAATGGAGTGATAGACTAAGCGCAAGCTCCATTCAAACTTGGAGGATTGAAACTTGTCATAGAAGCAAGAGCAGGTGTTGAACGACTGATTTCTCTTGCTTGTAATGTGCGGTCCCAGTATTTAAAGTTCATTGTTCGAACAGAAAGTCTATAAAGATTGGGTGCTCCAAAAAAGTAACCCGATGTCATTCTCACAGGATACCGGAATGCTTTCGTTCCTGAAAGATTTCCATTTATATAGACTTCAATGGCTTGTTGATACAAAACCACCGTTAAACGGAAAGTTTGTTTGACAGGAACATTTAAGATTGTTTGTGCAGATTCAATGTAAAACTTATCTTTTTTTTGTGTAATAGCACTCACTGTCAGATCATTTGTATTGGGTAATAAATACATAATGAGATTTGATTCAGGAAACTGTTTGATCAGATCTTTAGAAGGATCATCAACAATATTGGGTAATGGGCTCGTTGATCGATAGAAAAAGATACGACGTTGATTGGAGACTACAGATTCATTTTCAATATAGATATCCTGTTGAATCGTGATTCCACAAGGGATGATTTTTGTGACATTTCCACTCAAATCCGCTGCAACAGGTCCATCCGTCCACGTCAGTTGTCCATCCGATCGATATCCTAATGGAATAAATCCATCATCATCGTCTGAAAAAGAAAAAATCGGTTTCACCGTAAAATGAACAATGAGTAGAATAATAAAAAAAACGAGCAACACGGTAAATACACCGGACCAACTGAAACTGGGTGTTCCATATGAAGATGTAGAATAATCAGGTGAACTTGACACTGATAGTCCTTTCATAGGTTGAAGTAGTTTTGCTAACTCTGCTGCTCGTGTTGTCATTCCTTATTTTCTACTCTTTTCTTTTTGCGTGTATCTATACCTTTCTTTGGTCCTTTGATTGGATCAAAATCAATACGTTTATAGTATTTGCGTGTTTCAGATTCTTTACATCCGATCATCTTTTGACGTAGATAGCATACAAATGAAATGCGTGTATATGGTTTCTCACCTCCCATTGTGCCGGTAGCAGGATCATCAAAGTGAATCGCAGGTAACTTTTTATTGAACTCTTTGTCTTCTGCGGTCTCATACATTTCCGTATTACAGTGCCATTCATGGACATCCATTGCGATAAAATCACCTGTTCTAAGATCAAAACCCACACCATAACGTGGAAACATTGTATAGCCTCCGTGATATTTACCACGCTCAATCACACTGAGATTTCCATATCCATCACGAAAATCACCATCATCCATATGAAGAGCTGTGCGAAAGTTGCGATTGATTGTAACGGATGAAAATGCCGTATTAGCAATACGATACTGAGGCTTTGAATCCGCAACCTTTTTTTGTGCGGCGTGATTCTCAGGCACGAGTTTCTTAAAACAACGATCCAGTTCCTCAATAAAAGGAATACCGTGTCGATACTGCTGAAAGTATTTCTGAGTATAGGAGGTTAGACGACAAGGTAGACCCATAAATGGTGTCTGTTCAAAATATCCTAAAACGCTGCTAAACACGTTATTATTCACACGCATTTTACTAACTTTTCCATTCTGAATGTATCGTGTGGACCATTTATCCGTTTGCGTTACCTTACGTTTTTTCCAATAAGGACTCTTCAGATTAATCGGTCCAGCCGCGGCTCCACGATTTCGAGATGCAGAGGCTGCCATATAGAATGCCTCCCAGCCTTTTAATATTAAATCATGATCCAAAACATTCTTACGAAACTTTGCAAGTAGACGTTCACCACCGGGCGCATCAGGATCTTTACCATAGATATCCGCAGATTCTGTAATCATTCGTTTAATGGCCTTTTCATCAAAATAAGAGCCTTCACGCGCTTTCATTTCATCATTTGTCATCACCGGTTCTAAGACAATCTTCTTGGCGCTAAAGGATGGCACTTTAGCAGCCGTTTTTGGGATTTGAAGACCTTGAAGCCTATTGTTAGATTTATCTTTTTCTTTATCTGTTTTTGTTTCTAACCCTGTATCCATCTACCTATTTAGAAGATTCTCCTCGGTTCATATACCAAAGAATCGCTGCGACAGTGACAGTGGTGGCAACTCCAATCCCTAAACCCTTGATCATAGCTCTTAAATCACCTTCCGCAAAGTCATCCGAGTTTAAGACAGGTGAACGTCCTCTTGCACCGAGACGTTTATAAAACTCAATCGACTCCAGTTCAGTAAATCGTGGTTTACCCAGTTTCTGATTTACATTATTATGGAGTTCAACGGTCCATTTAAAAAGATCTTCTCGTCGATCCAAAAATGGACTTAC